TACGAGACTTACAAAGAATAAGAGATTTGGCTATAGAGAATGGAGCATACTCAGCCGCCGTTCAGGCAGAATATAGACGAGGCCAAGCTAATGGTAACATCTATATAAATAAATCTGAAATCCGTCACGGTACTATAGATAGTATGTCTAAAGAAGAAGTTCTCAAAGCTTTGAAGGAACTTAAACAAAATGAACCGAAATACGCTCAAGACGTTATTGAACACGAGGAAGAGAAGCCCAACAAAAAAGGAATCGGGACTGTACGAGCAGTTAAAGAGAGCGTCTCTTCTTTACAATAAACCTATCCGACTTAGTAGAATAGAAAACTGGATGACTTTAGGTCTTCCTGATTTACTTATTTGTGACCACAATCATAAATTTCATTTTGTAGAATTGAAATATGTAAAATTTAATGCTGTAAATTTAAGCCCTCAACAAATTAGTTGGATAACTTTACATAAAGAAGCTTCGGTTTGGATTTTGGTTAAAAGCCTTAAAGGTCTTCATTTATATAAAGCTGATCAAGCTATACAGTTAAAAGAACACGGGATAAAATTAGAGCCATATTACTTTTGTCCTGAGCCTTTTGATTGGAATAAAACTTTTGACTTGATCTTATAGAAAAAATCGCATATCGTTATTTTAATTTAAACAAATAGCTTGGAGGCTAGATATGACTAATAAAGTAAAACATTGTTTCACTATGATTAATGAAGGCGATGACAAGTTTAGAGTTGTCAAAGTTATTTACAAACAATCAGGTTATTATGCACTCGGTAAAATAAATCCTGATGATCCTACAGAATTAGATAAATTCGTGGGCAATTTCACTTATGTAGAAAATATATGTGAAAATTGGAATAAACGTCTCGGCATTTCAGCTGAAGAAGAGATGGAAATAGTAGCATCAAGTATGGGAGGACAATAATGTTTAAAATAACAATTATTGATAATAAGGGTAAAAAACGTGAGTTTAATAATTTACCTAGTTTAATAGCTTATGCTAATTCTTTTCAAATGTCTTGGTTACCTGATGGGTTTTCTTGGTATATACAAGAACCTTCAACACCTTTTGTAGACGATCTTGAAAAAATGAAAGATTTTTTTAAGCTAACAAAAGAAGAGTTTTTAAATTCATATTCTTATGTAAACGAAGCCGAATACGATGCTACGGCCGAAAAAGTAACTAAAGAAAATATTAAATTTGAAGATTTGTTTCCTTTGAAACAATACACCGTTAAATTTGATCTTGGTGTATGGTTCGATCGTAACTTTTCTGTTGAAGCTAATACTCAAGAAGAAGCTGAGGAAAAGGCACAAAAGCTTAAAAATGATTTACAAGAGCAAATAACTTCAGAGAATATTTTTGAAATTAAGGATTGGACTTTTGGCGATTTAAGATTTGATACTGTTTATGTTCAGGAAGATTAAATGAAACATTGGAAAACTAAAAATGAAATGGGAAGTGGTTTTCAATATGATGAGGAGGAACATGAAAAACTTGAGTATAATTCTCTAATTAAAATTGAAAATCATGAAAAAAATATTATGCGAACAATTTATCTTGTACGAGATGTGTGGGATAAAAAACAATTAATTGAATTGCGAGATTTTATTAATCAAGAAATAGAAAATAAAGAGGCGAACGATGAATAAAGAAAATAAAATTTTAAAAACTTTAAGTCCTGATTTTGGTCAGCTGAGATTAACCAATACAATGTTAAATAAATCTATAATAGATGCGAATGCTAGTATCAGGCGATTTGCAAAACTATTTGGAATTGATTTTGACACAATGGTTAATGGCGAAAAACATAAATTAATGGCTTATTATGAAGACGATACAATTTGTACTATTTCATTTTATAAAACTGTAAATAGAGGCGATAGAAGATTGTCTATTTCAGGAATAAAACAAAAAGCCCAAATAAATGATTTGATAGCTTTTAATTATAAAAGAATAGTTTTAGATAATGATTTACAAGAAAACGTAATTGTTATAAACGTAACGGCCAAAGCTGAGAATAGGAAAATTGCATAATGTTTATATTACATTTTATAGCTAAAATTTTGTACGGTTCGGATTATGAAAAACATTTAAAAAAACCCAAAATAAAACGGAGGCGAAGATAACAATAAAAGGCGGGCATTTGACCCGCCTATTTTTTTATGTATAATAGGTATGCGATAAATCACATAATAGGAGAAAATAATGCAAAATGAATATCCATTAAGTTGGCGTTATATAGTTTGGGTAGGCGGAGTTGATGATTACTATAAAAATTATAACGACGCTAAACGAGCTTTTGATGATTGGAAATACAAAGGCTATGATGACGTAGTAATAGAAATTATCGAGGAGGCTGTTAATGATTAAGTTAGTAAAAAACTCAACTGCTAAAAAAACAACTTATTGTGCAGTCACATATAGAGCGGGAGGCCAAGACAAATTTGCAACTTGCCCTAAAACTTGCAATCTAAAGCCCGACACGTCAGCGGGTGCAACTGAAATAGATTATTCTTATTTAGATGCAGTATCGGACGCTGTACCAAAAGGCGGGATAAGTTTTACTTATTCACATTTTAATCCTAAATATTGGAAACATAAACTTAGAGCGGGTAAAACTGCTATAAACTATTCAGCAAAAAACATTGCAGATATGTTATTGCATTCATTCGTACCCGTCGTAATAAATGTTAAAGAAACATTTTGGAAAACAAATGGAAAATCAGAAACTGTAAATAATTTTAAAATTGTTAGATGCCCCGCAGAATATAATAATTCTAATTGTAGAGATTGCGGAAATGGAAAACCTTTATGTAGCCGTATTGATAGAGATTATGCGATAGGGTTTACAGATCATGGAACATATAAGAAAAAAGCGGGTAGTGAAACTGAAGACGGCGGGTGCTATGCAACAGCTGGCAATGTAAAACTACACTGGGAGGCAACTGCTAAACAATCTGAGACCGAGCTGGACGAAATAAAGCTTTTAAAATTTGCTCAGGAATTACCTTATGGAACTGTATTAAGACATCATATAGCGGGAGATTTTGGGAAAGTTTGAACTTTCAAAAATTCAATTTGACTATATATGCGAAAAATCTTATATTAATAAGCGGGGATTAACCCCGCTTTTTGCATTTTAACAAATAGGAGAAAAATTATGCATAATATTGAAAACGAAAATAACACTTTAGAGAAGCTTTTAATTAGGATTAAAGATACAAATGCTAGAAAACAAGATTTTATAGCACCTACTAAAGATCTTCAATTTAGAACTATTGAACTAGACGACCAGCCACAAAGTGAAATCATTATAGAGGGCAACGGCGGGGAGCCGACACGCTTTTTAAAAGTTAATGATTTATGTTTTGATCAAATAGCTCAAAAGAACGGGTTAGATGTTAGGACGGCTAGACGTTTACAATCTGAATATTCTAGAGAATACGATTTATTGACAAATGCTATTTGGCAAAAAGAAAATTCAAAACGTATGATCAGAACTTATGATGATTTAAATCAAGGTATGAACCCCAGCGGGACGGCAAGGGCTTTTTTATCAGATAAGTTTAAAACTTTTGATAACTCAGATTTGTTAGAGTCCGCATTGCCTCAGCTTATGGACTCGGACGCTTGCTGGAAAATTGTTAATTGTGCCATTACTCAGAAAAAAATGTATATACGTTTAAAATCTGAGATTATTACTGGAGCTGGTGCAAATGTTAATGACATTATGGCACATGGAATAGGGCTTTCTAATTCTGAAACGGGAGCGGGCAGTATTTCAGCTTTTGGAATTAATTGGACGTTAGCTTGCCTTAATGGAATGCAGACACAAAACATAACAAGAAAATCTCATATTACCTCAGCGAGGGACGGGGACACTTGGAATATTTTGACCGACGAAACTAAACAAGCTGATAACCATAGCCTAAAATTACAACTCAGGGATATTGTCAGCTCATATGCTAGTAGAGATACTTTTGATGAAAATCTTGAAAAAATGCGGTTAGCTTCCGAAGATACAATTAATGTTGAAGCGAGCGAAGCCGTCGAGAATTTAGGAAAAGTTTTAACTTTATCTAAAAAAGAAACTAGCAACGTATTAGACGGTTTATTAAAAACTATCGGACAAGCGGGTTATGAAAATGACAAGCCAGTTAATAGAGCAACTTTTGTTAATGCCGTTACAAGGGTAGGTAATAACGCCAAAGCCGATGACGTGGACTTTTGGCAAAAATTAGGCGGGCAAGTTTTAAACATGAAAAAAACCGACTGGAATAGGGTAGCAATGGCGTCCTAATTTTTTATACATTTAAAGCCGATTTAAGCCCCGTAGAGATACGGGGCTTTTCTTTTTGGGTAAAGTATGCGATAAACTATATAACTTTAATAAATAGGAGAAAATAAAAATGGCTAGATTTATATTAGACGTGGCAAGTAAAGGCCCCAAAATATCGCACGAAGAACTTAAAAAAGTTATAGATATACATAAAGATTATTTTGGCGGATTTGTTTCTACAATAACTTTAGTAGACGAGACAAACGAAAATCAATTTTATGAGGAGGAGCTGGAAGACGATCCATCATTAAACGATTTAAACGAAGAACAAATTAATAACTTTAAAAAATCAAATAGGGAGTTTTTAAACGATAACCCGAACCAATTAAATATTAATAAGCTTAAAAATAATTTAAATGAAGCGGGTTTAAATGTGATTATATTTGATTAAAATATTAAGAGCTGCTCTTTTTATAAAAGCCCCTCCAGCTGGCGGGGCTTTTCTTTTTGTATAAAGTATGCAATATTATGAGATAACTTTAATTAATAGGAGATTAAAACCATGTTAAAATCAGAAAATAGAAAGCTTAAATGTGTTGATTTAGTACACCCAAATTACCGAGATCGATACGATGATTTAATAATAGCTGAAATGTATTTAAACGAAGATCAAAAAGAAATTAATACTTTTTGCAGTATTAATGACAAATACAAAGCTAAGTATTTTAAAACGATTAAAGACCTTGAATTAAATCAATATGACAATTTTTTGGATTTTGTTGACCAGTACGGGCTTTGTTTTGATTATGTAGAGGCGGGAACTTTTGAAGATCAGAAAGAAAGTTATTTTCGCTGGCAGTTATCATGGGGCGGACCGAGCGACGAATTTAGAATTTTTTATAATCCAAAAGAGGGGTTACATAAAATACAATATCATTATATGGACTGGTACGACGGGGCTTCTTTAATTATACAATCTAAAAGATTAAAAAATATTATTTGGGATTGTTTTAACTTTCATTTTTTGGAGATCTAAAACATGAAGATTTATTTAAAAATTAGAAAGTTTTTTATTTATTTAATTGAATTTTTATTTATGCCAATATGCTTTGCTTTTGCTATCTTTATTTTATTAATCGCAGAACGTATTAATTAAGCCCCATTAAAGCCCATTAAAGCCCCGTTAAGCGGGGCTTTTTTTATGCCTGCTGATCTTAGTTTTAAATAGTTAAATAAGCCGACCGCAGACGCTGGGACGTGATTTAAAACGTATGAAGCCCGGAACATTGCACAAGATCAACGGGGCAACGGCACCAGCTGGGGGAGCTGGAGCAAAACCACCAGACAAAAGCCCACGTTTTAAGCCCCGCTAATCAGCTGTAAAAGATTTAAGCCCCGCCGACCAGCTGACAAGATCCGCAAGACATCAGGACGGCAAAATAAACAACGATTAACGGGGCAACGGCGAAGATCAGCGGGGCAAATAGAATTAAAAGCGGTTAAGGTACCCTAGGTAATAGAGGCTAAAAAATGGCTTAAAATAAGGGATTATTAAAAAATTTCCCGTGATCCACGGCATTTGGCTACGCAGGCAAGGGCTAAGTTTTTCACAAACAATTATAAATAATTTGATATAGTCGTTAACTATATTATAATAACCCACAAATCGCATATAATTTTTAGCTAAGGGACCCCTATATGGATGGTAGAATACAAGACGAAAGGATCCTCAAACTCGAACTAAGATTAGCTCAGTTAGAAAAGAACGAGGAGTGCCAAAATACATTTTTAAGTTTTGTAAAAAGTATCTGGCCGAGCTTTATTCAAGGAAGACATCACGAAATAATTGCAGAAAAGTTAGAAAGAGTTGCTCGTGGAGAATTAAAAAGATTAATCATCAATATGGCACCCCGACACACTAAGTCTGAGTTTGCATCCTTTTTGTTTCCTGCGTGGATGATGGGCCGTAGCCCGAACATGAAGATCATTCAAGCGACACACACGACAGAACTTGCTGTTAATTTTGGTAGAAAGGTCAAGAACCTTATTGAAACAGATGAGTTTAAGACGGTATTCCCAGATGTGAGCTTGGCGGTAGACAGTAAAGCGTCAGGAAGATGGGATACGAACAAGGGTGGTATGTATTATGCTGTGGGTGTTGGCTCGAACTTAGCGGGTCGTGGTGGTGATTTAGTTATAATAGATGATCCTCACTCTGAACAAACGGCTATGAGTAACAATGGTTTTGAAGATGCGTGGGATTGGTACACAGGGGGCC